TCATCTTTTTAAAAGAGTGGATCAAGTTGTTGGTGATACACCAACAACTCGTGTGGGCTAAAGATTCAATGGTTTTAGGCCATTCAGACTACCACTATAAGCACGAACCGATCCTGTATGGATGGAAACCTGGTTCGGCGCATTACTTCCCGGATGACAGGATGAAAACCTCCCTACTCGAGATTGAACGTTATCGTAAGTATTGCACAGATAATAATAAGTCATTTGAGTGCAAAGTTAATGGGCATAAGTATGAGTAAGCCTGGTCCTAAGTCCTTTGAGCCCAATGATGCTCAGCGCGAGATGGTAAAACGCGCCGCAGCTTGCGGACTAACACAGGAGCAAATCGCTAATGTGCTAGGTATCGGAGAGACCACGTTGAAGAAATACTTTCAAGAGGAACTATCCACCTCGGGCCTTCGCGCAAATATGGCCGTGGCTGGCGCATTGTATAATTCCGCTATCAAGGGGAATGTGGCGGCACAAATATTTTGGTGTAAAACAAGATTAGGCTGGCATGAAATCAACAAAACGGAAGTTACAGGAGCCGACGGAGCCCCGCTTATCGAAGTTGTCCTCAGAAAACAATCTTAAACTTAGATTCGATCTTACACCTCGTCAATCGTTCGCTTTTGAATCTATTGCACAAGAGGAATTCTTCGGCGGCGCGGCAGGTGGAGGAAAGTCGCATTTAGCAAGAGTGTGTGCGATTACATGGTGCTGTGAAATGCCAGGCTTACAAGTTTATTTCTTCCGTCGATATTCCGACGATTTAAAACTTAATCATCTCGAGGGGCCCACTGGATTTAGAAGTTTATTAGCTAGATGGTGCGCGGCTAAAAAGGCAGAAGTTATAGAATCAGAAATTAGATTCTTCAATGGTTCTAAAATATTTTTGCGTTCGTGTCAGTATGAGCGAGATTTACCACGCGTACTTGGGCCCGAAATACATGTACTTTTCCTTGAGGAATGTGGCCAATTTCTCGAGTCGATGATTCGATTCATTCGCGGTCGATTGCGTATCCCCGACGAGCTCAAAATACCTGAAAAATATCTGCTTCCCAAAGAATATTGGACAAATAAAAATAAACCAGAATATTCATTTCCCAAAGCATTTTATACAAGCAATCCTGGGGGGCCTGGACATGCATATTTAAAAAAGGGATTTGTATCGGGATTTATGCCAGAAACGCTACATAGGGCGCCAACGGAGGATGGCGGGATGCTTCGGTGTTTTATACCCGCAAAGCTGACAGATAATCCATATATTGACCAGGCCCGTTATGAGGCCAACCTTAAGGGCTTAGGCTCACCACAGCTGGTAAAAGCGCTGTTATTAGGTGACTGGGACGCCGTAGTCGGCGCTTTTTTCCCAGAAATTGAAAAGCATAAGCACCTAATTGAGCCTTTCAGAATACCCGATTACTGGGTGCGCTTCATGGCTATGGACTGGGGCGCATGCGGCGAAGGCGATCCGTTTATTATCGGATGGTGGACAGTCTCAGACGGCTCTATCCCAAAATACCCCAAAAATACATTAATTTGCTATCGTATTTGGAACGGCTCGGGCATGCCAAAGACTACAGCTATGGCGGTAGCACAAGGCATAAAAGACCGTGAGTTTGCCGACGGTCAGATTGTTTACCGAGTGGCGGGTGGCGACATAGGACAAGAGCGAGGAACTGGCCCCAGCATCCGCGAGTTATTTGCTAAGCATGGTATTAACTTTGCCAAGGCCGATCAGTCTCGCGTTTCTGGATGGCAACAGATACGTGAGCGGCTTAGTGGCGCGGATTCTATACCTCTTATATACTGGTTTAAAGAGTGCGAGAACGATTTGGAGACGATGCAGAATCTACAGCATGATACAAACGATCCTAACGATGCATCTCAGGATAATGACCACGTTGCGGAAATGGTTAGGTATGCCTGCATGTCAAGGCCATGGAGTAGAGCGGCGGAGAAGAAAAAACCAAAACTTGAAGAGCTATTCAAAACGCCGACGATTGATCAAATGTGGGCAGAACGAGAAAGATTAATGAAGAATTTAAGACATTAAACAATGAGCACAGAATCACTAGAAACCGGCAAGCAAGAAAAAGATCTTAAGGCATATAATGGCCCTGAGGGCGTGGTAAAAAGATGGCTTAAAGAGTGGAGCTTGATCAAAAACTCTAAGGCTCAATTAGCTTTTGAAGAAACAGGCGAAAAGGTAATAAAACTATATAGAAATGCCGATTCTCTCCAGACTACAAGCAAAACCAGCGCGGCGGCTTCCCGCGCTATGGTAAATTTGCTCTGGTCTAATGTTCAGGTTTTGAAGCCTTGCGTTTTTGCTCGATTACCTAAAGTGGTAGTCGAGCGTAGGTTTAAAGATTCAGATCCGGTCGGACGGCTAGCTTGTCAAGTTGCCGAAAGGGCCACAAGCTACTCAATAGCCGATCAGAAAGATAGAATAAAATATGCTATTAGCGCAGCTGTAGAAGATTGTTTATTGCCTGGTCGCGGTAATGTTTGGCTAAGATATGAGCGCGGCGAAACTCAGCCAGCAATAGATTCTAATGGCGAACCAATAACAGATCCAGAGACTAACCAGCCTATACAAATAGCTAAGCCAGGCTCAGAGCGCGTGTTGGTAGATCCGGTTCATTGGCTAGATTACTACGAAACTCCAGGACGCAACCCTTACGAGATACGCGCAAAGTTTAGGCGAGCCTATATGACTCGAGCAGAATTACGCGCAAGATTTGGAGAAATTGCAAAGGAAGTTGAGCTAGATCACATACCGACAGGATCAAAAAGATCAAAACTAACTCCAGAGGAGCAGGAGTTTTTAGCACAGGCGGAAGTGCTAGAGATTTGGGATAGCGAAGCCAAGCAAACAATTTGGATTAGCGAGGGCTATAAGCAGGGGCCTTTAGACCAAAAACCCGACACTCTCCATTTAAAGGATTTTTTCCCGTGCCCCATTCCGTTATTAGCCACTACTACGACAGATTCCAACTATCCTACAGCAGATTATAAAATCTATGAGCGCTTAGCGGATGAGGTCGATTATGTTACTAAGCGTATTTCTAGCCTTATTGATTGTGTGCGTTTTGTCGGAGCGATAGCCGCACAATACCGCAAGGACATCGAGAACATTCTTAAACTAAATGATGGCGAAGTTTGGCCGATTGATGCTTGGCAACAGTTTGTTGAGAAGGAAGGATTTAAGGGCGTAATAGACTGGATACCTTTCGAGCGATGCGTTGAAGCGATTGAACCATTGATGAAGTACAGAGATGATCTATTAACTAAAATTGATATGATCATCGGCATCCCCGATATAATTAGAGGAATGACAGATCCGAACGAGACCGCAGAAGCGCAACAGCGCAAATCGAGATGGACTAGCATTAAACTCCAACAACGCCAGGCCGATGTACAGCGTTTTTGCTGTGAGATAGTCAATAAAATTGCAGAAATAATATTCGAACCTGGATTGTTTACTGATGAAACAATAATGTTAATGTCAGGATTTCAACAACTATCTCCAGAAGATCAGCGGCTATTCCCGCAGGCTTTAGAGTTATTAAGAAATGATAGGTTAAGAACTTTTAGAGTAGATATAGAAACTGATTCGACTATTGCAATTGACGAGCAAGAAGATCAAAACGCTCGCATGGGATACATAGCCGCTATAAAAGATATTATTAGCAACGTTCAGGCTATATCGGAATTTAGACCGGAATTAATGACGCCAATCGTAGAATCTGCACTATTCGCTGTTCGCTCTTTCCGGACTGGCAGACCGCTAGAAGGCGCGTGGGAAAACGCTCTAAAAAAGATAGAAGAAAACGACGCAGCAGCTGCAGCTAATCCACCACCGCCACCGCCAGATCCAGAGCAGGTAAAGGGTCAAATCGCAATGCAGCTAGAGCAGATGAAAGAGCAATTCACGATGCAGCTAGAGCAGATGAAGGCCGGAAACTCACAACAGCAAAATCAGCTAGATAATTGGACAAGATTGCAAATTGCTACTATGCAAACTCAAAAGGATGCGGCAGCTAAGGCGCAAGATGCACAAATAGAGTTCCAGCGGGCTCAATTCGATGCTCAAACAGAAGCCCTTAAGCATCAACATAATGTAGAGATAGAGATAATACAGGCAAAAGCCGATCAGACAGTAGCAGAGAGACAAGCAGCGCTAGAACGTGAAAAAGCTACATTTGAAGCGCAAATGAAGCTCGCCGAACAGGCGTTTAATATGAAAATTGAATCACTAAAGGCAGCGGCAGAAATACAGAAAACTAACGCCGATGCCGCGGCTTCGATGATGCAAGCAAAGCAAGCAACAGCGGAGAACTCAAAGCCTAAAGAATCTAGCACTCCTATTCAGCTTCATGTACATACCGGAGGAAAATCTAAGAAAATAAAACTTAAGCGCGGAGCAGATGGAACACTAGAAGGAAGCTCTGAAGAAATGGACGAAGATCCTAAGGCGGTAGAAGATGAGCAGTCCGAGAGTTAGTAATTCATATCTATCTAATAATCCAGACTTTACCCCAAGGGCGGTAAATAGCATCGCAGCCCCTGGTACCGATGAAACATGTAAAAAAACCGATAATTTGCTTAAAAATACGGCAAAAATAGCATTTTCTACCCTAAAAGATGACAAATTAGAAGAATTAAAGAAAGAAAGAGAGCTTGAGCTAAAACAATTACAAGAAATGCAGGAAGAGGAAGATTT